CGCAACATCAGGAGTGATACTATCTGGAAGTGTTACATGCGATGTCCGAGTGGAAAGCAACAAATCCACCCATTCAATCGGTAACAAGGACTGCACGAGCTCACGCGATAGGCAGTCAGACGCCATAGACAAGTCGAGGGTAGCCAAGCTACCATCAACACTACCTCTGAGCGCCATTGACTGATTAATCGTTTGATCGTGCAGGTTTACACCAAAACGCAACAACCTTCGCTTTAAGTACGAGCCAATCCCTTTTTGAGCGATACTATTCAATAAGGGTTCAACTACAATACTTCGATGGGTCTTTGCGTTTTTTGGTACGAAAATCACTTTACCTGGGACAACACATACATCACTTATCCATGAGTTTTCAAGATCATGGGTGGCATGTAGGGCTGTCCATATGGGGAACTCGCTTAAGAATTCACCAACAGTTGGAGAGAAATCGTAACTACACTCAAAGCGAGCACTAAGCTTAGCCCTAGGGTTAGCTAATGCTCCTTTTACGTTGGTGTTAGCACCTGGTCCGAAAGCAAAGTCTAGGTCTGCGAATTCAGGGACCTTCCCTAAAATGTCAGCTATTTTACATTGCGCAGTGTACATTACACTTTGCACGGTAGAATCCACTTCTTGTGGTCTACGAGCATGACGTTTCAGTCGAAGGTTTGTCGCAAGACACATTGCCTCGGATTGCACGAACCGACGAGCAGCCGTGTTTTCACGCAAGTCAGGGATGGGCAACATATCGTTCTTTTGATATAAAGCCAAAATTTGACGAGCGTACACGGCATCACTAACTTCAATGTTAGTGTAGTCGATCGAGTAGTTTACTAAACTAGTAAAATCTTTCGCAAGAACCATTTGATGGATCGAACGAGAGACTTCACCGCCTAGCGAACTACACGCATCAGATACTGTCCCCAGGATTTCAAGAGACCTTTGGGCTACAAAACTTTTATTCCAACTCATATGAACTCCTTTATTGGTTTACATCGGCCTAAAGCCGAAGGTTGGTTCGTCTGCTAAGAAAGTCTTAGCTTGGACGAATAAGTTTGGTAAATGCTTGGGTAATTGGCAACGTACTGTTAACAAAGGCATTACCCGCCGCTGTATTAGCGAGAATACCTGTTGCAGTAGTGGCCGATGCCCCTTGCAGAATTCCGATTAACATCTTCATAGTATCGGCTCGATTCTGATTTGTAGCACGAGTAGATGAGAACATCGTAAAGATGCCTGTCACTACGTGTGCCACTTTCGGAGGAGCTACATAACCAGTGGATGCACCGGAAGCGCCTAAGGTCTCCATTACGGGGACTTCCAACTTCACGCTCATTTTAACTCCGGATTTTTGCTGTTCTGAACCTACGAGAGTCAAACGAATTTGACCATCCAGGGGAACACCAGCAACAGAAGCACGCCAAAAAGGTGCGGGCGTGTCTGAAACCGGGTTGAGAATGTACTCAACCGGAGTTGTGATTGTGTCATCTTTGACAAGAATATTGTCCATTATTGGCATGATAGCCTTCTTTCTAGGTAAATTAGGAAGCGGGGAATTCCGACATCCGTTGATAGCAGCCAGTTTTTGAAAAAGCTGCCGTGAAGAGACTCAAAAGGCCAGTTGATGCGCCAAAGCTATAGCATTCTTAATATGATCCGAGGATAAGGCCTTATCAAAAGCCTTAAACGAGGGTTTAGGAACGATATAACTGTAGGAAAGAGATCGCGTATGTGAATGGACAAAGGTAGAACCTGAGCCCTTATGCACACCGCTGATACCCTTAAACGATAACGTATCTCTCTGAGCTATGCTTCTTAAGAAGCTAGCATTCAAGACGGACGGAACCGTATTAATTACATCTAAATAATTGCCGATAGGGATAAACCAATCGACAACGAAGCTAAATGGAATTAATTCCCATACTATGGACGCCGGGTCAGTCAGACCGAGCGAGCGAGCAGGCGGGGGAGGCGACGAGTACTTACAAATGATGAGCAGAGAAGCTGTTGATTTCTGCCTACCCGAGTAAAGATTGTTGCCATAGTTCCCGCCACGCGTAAAGGTTTTCGACTTAAACACACGTTGTGAGTAAGTCGGGTTCTTATTTTTAGTAAGAGCCTCATAAGCTTTTGCCGATTCGAACACATCCGAAAGAAGAGGTGCCCAACCATACTGGAGTTCCAACCATGAAGCCGAGATATCTTTAGATGTCAAGGCTCTGGGGTCGGACCGCATTTTCCGACTAGGATAAAGTTGCTTATGCCTAGGGACACTG